TATCAATGCAAGATGCAGTTAATGAATCACAAGAAAGACTTAGAAATTTAATTAACTGGTAAAAATATAAATTCAAACAATAAAAAGTCTCCTAGTGAGACTTTTTTTGTGGGCGCCCAATAAAAAACCCGCAATTAAGCGGGCTTCCTAATGTTAATTTAGATTATGATTTAGTAACCATAAGTTTCATCATTATAACCTAGTCCTGAAGACGCGGTTGTAGCGATTGAACCCATATCTTGTGTATCAACTTTAACACCTGTAATTTCACCTAAATTAGTGTAACCACGAGTACCACCAGTTGAACCACCAGTTGAAGCACGATGCGTAGCACCTGCTGTTGGTAAATCATCACCGCTTGAAGTTATCGCACCAAAATCAGATAGTTCTCTCAAGTCGATTGAACGTCTAACCTTAATACGAGCCATCCCAGCGATTGCTCTAAGACCTCTGTATCTTGCCATATTATTTCTCCCATTATGATTGATGAATAGGTGGGAATCCCATCATCAATAGTATTTATCATTCCTGACGGTATCATTATAATCAAAGATAAATACTATATAGATAATTAAGTGAGTATTTAACTTGGCAGATTTAACAAAAAAACCGTATCAAAAAACACAATTTAGTAACGTACAGTTGTTAGAATTTAGCAAGTGTATGAGCGACCCGTTCTATTTTCTGAATAAGTATTTCTGGATTCAGCATCCCACCAAAGGTCAAATATTGTATCATGCGTATGATTACCAACAGGATTTAGCAGAGTCTTATCATAACTTTAGATTCTCTATATCTATGTTAGGTAGACAGATGGGTAAGTCAACTACTGCGGCTGGATATTTGCTATGGTATGCAATGTTTAATCCAGACCAAACAGTTCTCATTGCGGCTCATAAGTATTCAGGCGCACAAGAAATCATGCATAGAATTAGATATGCATACGAGATGTGTCCAGATTATATTCGTGCTGGTGTAACAAATTATAACAAAGGTAGTATCGAATTCGATAATGGTTCACGTATTATTGCTCAAGCAACAACTGAAAACACTGGTCGTGGTCTTTCAATCTCATTACTCTATGCAGATGAGTTTGCATTTGTGCGACCAACAATAGCAAAAGAATTCTGGACTTCTATCTCACCAACACTAGCCACGGGTGGTAAAGCAATTATCACATCAACGCCTAATTTAGATGATGACCAGTTTGCGATTATCTGGTCAGGTGCCAATAAGAGATTAGATGCTTATGGAAATGAAACAGATGTGGGTATTAATGGTTTTAGACCATACAAAGCATTATGGCATCAACATCCCGATAGAGATAAGCAATGGGCGACTGAAGAAGAAGCACGAGTTGGTAAAGAACGTTTTCTAAGAGAACACGAGTGTCAGTTTATTGCATATGATGAAACATTAGTTAACAGTCTGAAGTTATCGGGAATTAAAGGAAGAGAACCGATATTAAGAACAGGACAAGTTAGATGGTATGAAAATATTAATAAAGAGTCTACTTATGTTATAGGATTAGATCCTGCGATGGGAACTGGTGGAGATAATGCCGCTATCGAAGTATGGGCATTACCAGAACTTGTACAAGTAGCAGAATGGCAGAATAATAGAACAGATGTTCATGGACAAGTTAAAACAATGCACACTATTCTTACTATTATTAATGATGAAATGGCAGAACTAGGCAACACATCGCCTGACATATATTGGTCAGTAGAGAACAACTCATTAGGAGAAGCCGCTCTAGTAGTCATACAAGAGATGGACGAAGATAAGTTTCCTGGTACATTCTTACATGAACCTAAAAAGAAAGGTAGACAACGTGCATCAAGGAAAGGATTTACTACAACATATAAGACAAAAATTACTGCGTGTATGAAGATGAAATCTTGGATTGAAAGCGACAAGATGACACCATTAAGCAAGAATTTCATAAGAGAATTGAAGACATTCATAGCAAAAGGAAAGAGTTATGAAGGCAAAACGGGCGAAACAGACGACTTAGTTTCAGCAACGTTGTTGTGTGTAAGACAGATACAACTTATATCCAGATTCGAAGAAGGATACGAAGAACTGCTTGGAGAGACGTTAGACAGTGATGTTGAATACAATGACCCGCTTCCTATCATATTTTGATAAATACTACCAAAGAGAACGAGAACAAAAATTATGGCTATAAATTTAGATAACATCGCAACAAAAGTAATGAAATTAATGCAGGGCAGCGGACTTCAGATGAAGATGTTCGATGCGTCTAGTGGCAAGAGTGTCGCTGTACCAGCCGATGCAAGATTTTTTTACGTTAAAGAACCAAATATGATGGTTCATATTGACGATACAACACAAGAATTAAAATTTCATATCGGAGAAGATATTGATATTGACAACGAAAGTGTCCATAATATGATGACACAACTAAAATCTATGGCACGTACTAATATGTTAGATTTCGATATTCGTTCATTCGGAAAACATATAGAACCCAAGAATTATGCATATAAAGTTAAACAAAATCAGGAGCAAACCATGACAGACCACGTCAATGAAGGCATGGGCCCATTGTCGGGTTCATCGAAAACAAGCAGACAGACATTAGAAAATGTACGAATAATTTTAAAACATCGTGCGCCAGTAAACGAAGAATCCCGCGGTTCTCGTTCACGCAACATCTCAGCAATCTTTGTTGAAAATGGTGAAGGTGAACGTTTCAAATATCCATTTGTCCATTTAAATGGTGCAAGAGCGATGGCAAGACACGTTGCATCAGGTGGCGAAACACATGATGTAGTAGGCGAAGCAATTATAGAAATGTCAGATAACTTATCAAGATTGAAAGAGTTCATGGGCGTAGTTAACAAACAAAACTTAGTGAATGAAACTAATCGTTCTGATGTATATAATGTTAAACGTAGTATACAGTCAATTAAAGAAACTATACAAAAAATTCAAGGTAATAAAGGTTATGCTAGTTTCATAGAAAGCATTGCTCTTAGAGAAGAATCTGAACAACAAGAAATTTCAGAAGAAGCAGTTGACACATTTGTACAAAAGTTTACAAAATCAACATTTGAAGAATCATTAAGAGATATTTTTCCATTATTACATAAAGTAAATGAAGAAGAAATGGAAAATCGTAGAGATAATCAAACTGCGAGAATTAAAGAAATAATGACAGCAACAGTTAAAAAGACTGGCGAGAAAATCAATACAATTTCTTTTGGCGACTCAAGTGATGCGGCATATGACTACACACAGATTAAGAAGCAGTTTGCTGAACCTCGTACTCCAGAAGAAGCGGCAGAACAGAAAATTTCTAAGATAGCAATGACATTTGATGATATGGCTGATAGAGTCAAAGTAGACACAATACTAGATAAGAAAGGTAAAAAGAAAGGTCACGACTTAGCGGCTGAAGTATCTTTTTTCTTAAATGATATTGCTAATGCGATTCGTTCAAATCCAAGAGCAATTGCTAAAGATGATATGCAAGTTGCAGGTCACTTACTTAAGATGTCTAAGATGTCAGTAGAAAAAATTGAACCAAAAACAGCAGATGAAAGAATGGATGAATCACTTGAAGAAGCATTTTCAAAATATATGATTTTCTAGTTGACATTCATAGTCAACCTATGCTATAATAAAGAAGAGTGTTAAAACTCTTCTTTTTTTATGGGCAATAACCGCTACATTTGGGGTTAAAAAACTTTCAAAAAGACGCATTTACCACTTGACTTTTGTAAAAAAGATAAGTATAATAGTATCATGTTAGAAGAAATGTGATACATTTAGACTAATATAAAACTAATAGTAATAAAACAACTAATAAAGGCTAATATAGGAGAACACCATGGCTACACTAGCAGAAATCCGTGCGAAATTACTCGCACAAGACAGCAAAGCATCAGACAATGCATCCTCAAACAGAGGGTCAGATGCTGTATACCCTTTCTGGAATATGGACAATGACAATACAGCAGTATTGCGTTTCCTACCAGACTCAGACCCAACAAACACATTCTTTTGGAAAGAACGACAAGTTATCAAACTTCCGTTCCCAGGTGTTAAAGGCGGCGATGAATCAAAAAAAGTAATCGTTCAAGTACCTTGCGTTGAAATGTGGGGCGAGTCTTGCCCAATTCACGCAGAAATTCGTCCTTGGTTTAAAGACCCAGCAATGGAAGACTTAGGTCGTACATACTGGAAAAAACGTTCATACGTTTTTCAAGGTTTGGTTGTAACTGACCCAATTGGTGGTGAGCAACCCGAAAATCCAATCCGTAGATTTATCATTGGACCACAAATCTTCAAGTTATTGAAGGCGGCTCTAATGGACCCAGATATGGACAATCTACCAACGGAATATGAACAAGGTACTGATTTCCGTTTAACTAAAACAACAAAAGGTCAGTATGCTGACTACTCAACTTCATCTTGGTCACGTAAAGAACGTTCACTAAATGAAGACGAACGTCAGGCAGTTGAAACTCATGGTCTTTATGACTTGAATGAGTTCATGCCAAAACGTCCAACTGAGGATGACATGCGAATTATCACAGAGATGTTTGAAGCATCTGTTGATGGTGAATTGTATGACCCGACTCGTTGGGGACAGCACTATAAACCTTATGGGTTAGATGTTCCTGCAGGAACTTCAGCACAAACTACGACAACTGCACCTGCTCCACGAGTAGAAGAAGTTAAAGTAGAGGCTGTAGCACCTACAACAGCAACACCTACGCCAACTCCGACTCCAGCACCAGTAGTAGCAGAAACTACGACTGAAGCACCGAAGTCAGATGCGGCAGATATCTTAGCAATGATTCGTAGTAGAAAAACTGACTAAGAACCAATGATTGAGTGTGGGAGAGTATCAACTCTCCCTACTCTTTTTATATCACATAAGGAGAAATATATGCCACGAGCCTTTGATGCGAGTAAATTTCGCAAAAATATAACAAAATCTGTACCAGGTATGAGTGTTGGTTTTAGAGACCCAGACACATGGATTAGTACAGGAAATTACACATTAAACAAACTTATCAGCAATGACTTTCATCGAGGAATTCCTCTAGGTAAAGTAACAGTATTTGCTGGCGAAAGTGGTGCAGGTAAATCATTTGTTGCCGCAGGTAACGTAGTTAAAAATGCACAAGACCAAGGAATTTTTGTAGTTCTAATCGATAGTGAAAATGCACTAGATGAAACGTGGTTACACGCACTCGATGTAGATACTACACCAGAAAAACTATTAAAATTAAATGTAGCAATGATTGATGATGTTGCTAAAATCATTTCAGACTTTATGAAAGGTTACAGAGAAGACCACGGAGATACTGACCACGCAGAACGTCCAAAAGTTTTGTTTGTGATTGATAGTTTAGGAATGATGATGACACCAACTGATGTTGACCAGTTCAATAAGGGAGACATGAAAGGTGACATGGGACGTAAACCAAAAGCACTAGCATCACTAGTACGTAACAGTGTGAATATGTTTGGTGACTATAACGTAGGTTTAGTTGCTACAAATCATACTTATGCATCACAAGATATGTTTGACCCAGATGATAAAATCTCTGGTGGTCA